ACTCTCGTACATCGAGACAGGAGCTCCTCATCGTGGGAATTTTCCCACGACTCAACTTCCTTGTCACACTCGACATAGCGATCAAACGCACGTTGAACAAGATCCGGGCTACAAGATAGCTCGATCTTCTTGTACAGCAGAGTAATCTGCCGCAAAGAACGTATTGCGTCTGTATCGGGACTGTCGAGTACGGCACCACTCGCGCGATCAAACACTCGCTCCATAAAGCCGCCCAAGAAAATGGGTAGCTTTTGCCTCTTCTTAAAATCTAAGAAAAGGTCGGGAGTGACCTCTCCACGGTCGAGAGCCAAAAGAAGGCTTTCTTCGTAAGAGGGTAGATCTATCGTCAAAAACGGTAGACCCGAGTGCTCAAATCGACGGTGGACAGTTTTGCTGTCCATCGTGGTGTCAACCGAGCATATCTCACCGCATTCGCGAATGAGACTGTCCAAGAGTGTTAATAGGCTTTTCATGCTTCCTTTCAGGCAGCAGTCCAGACCTAGTTAGCACATTTCCACATCGCAAGCACGGGGAAGAGCCCATAAGGCTCTCCCCCGGTTGGCGACGCCCGTTTTACTGACTAGCTTTCGAGCGCGAGTACCTTTTTGGCATTTGCGTTCGTAGAGGCAGTCAGCCACGTCGTAATTCCGGTGAGGGGCTCAAGAAGCTCCGCCTCCGTGAATCCGGCGAGGGGCCGATCGAAGGTGATGTTTAGGCTTGCGCCAATTTCACTCTTCAGGTCGGTCAGGGCGTCCGTCGAGATCTTCTTTCGAGAGATCTTGACGAGAGAACGCTTGCGAGTACGAGTTACCTGGTGTGAGACTTCAAGAATGAAGACTCCGTCAGCACTCTGATACGTTGCGTTTGACACTCCAGTCAAAACGCGCGCCAGAGACTGCGCTGAACCGATGGTAACTGTTTGTGGATCTGTAAGTGCCATTTAGGCCCTCCTGGTTAACCCCCTCCAAACAGAGGGGGGCGAAAGCCACGGCGAATGCCGTGACCTAGTTTAGCGACTTCCGGGTTATCCCGATCGCCGCTAGAATCGCCAAGCGCAATGGAGTTATCTCCACCGCACCAGGCTCAATAAACCCATACGGATTAGCACGGATCCTCTCCTTAATTGAAGAGGTGTAGACCGTGCGAACACGCCCGAAAGAGGGAACTCTTCCAGGTGTGGGCACTATGAGGGTTTCACATATAGCAGTACGAATTGTACTGCCAGTGACGTACCCATAGTTAATCAGTAGACTATCGTCGCGAACTCTCGACATCAGAGTTAAAGAACTCTGGATGTCTAAGAACCAGTCGACGAGCCAGGAGTAAGGTATTAACTGCCACACCTGTTCGAATGTTGGCTTGAATCCAATAATGGAATCATAAGCCGCTATAAACTTCGCGCTCGACGTGCCCAAACGGGCGTCGATCGGAACAAATCGCGTAAAAGCACCGGTAAACCGGACTTTGCGATTTTCGGACAGGGTCAGAGTTGTCACTAGCGCATTGTTAGCAACGCGGCCACCTACGTTATAGTAGGAGCCGTTGTTGCCAAACATTGGCGCTGACGACTGGCACTCGATAGTTCCTTGGTGCGACAACTGATCAGTTGTAAACACTTCGGACTTTGAGGCCATGTCGAATGACATATTACGCCTGATGCTATGGCCAGAGTTCTCATAAAGGAACTGTATGGCCGTGGTAGCAGTCTGCATAGACTGCACCAACTTAGCAAGATCACCGACAGTCGGTGCGATCCCGAACACATAGTTCAGGAACTCATCCGACGCCGCTTTCCCAGCTTTCGTCAGGCCCTTTTTACGGACCTGCTTGACTGGCACTAGATCCTCGAGACTTGTCCCGAGGAAGTGGGGGAATCCTAAAAGGAGTTCCCCGATGGCGGAAAAGGCGGTGAATTCAGGGTAACCAGGAGCGACATGTACAACCGCTTTCTTACCATAATTGGTAAGATCAGATTGAGGATTTATCAAG